GGCGTTGCGAACCGCACATAAGAATGTGGTAAGTTCAAGCAATCCACTTGTAAAAACAGGCGACTATCGTTAAATTAAAAATTTCAATTCAAGATTTAAAGCATCCAGCAGAGCTGGAATGTTTCAAAATAATTCTTGAACCTACAAAACTTTAACGTATGTCGGTATTCCTGCTCTTTAAGCGGGTGCTTCGAGATTCCTACTATACCGGGCGCGGTAAGTATAGATTCCTTGAAGTTATGTTACAAGGACGGATGTCTCTAAGTGATAATTTAATGACCACCACGAAGGTCAGTGAATTTTACCTTTTCACAAAGGAGTGTACTCAAGTTTTCCGAAGAAATCAATTAATAAATTTGATTCAAATTCTACACCGTTATCATAGACAACGCCAGAATAATCAGGTAAAACTATAATGCCAAATATTCGCTTGTTAGGCTGCAATATTGACATTACTTCGGAATACTTAGTAGCTTGTTTGATAGCTTTAGGTCTGCAATCAGATTGAACTTTAAACTCAAAAATCAAGATAAAATCTTCATATTTAAGTACTAAATCTATTTCTCCAAAGTTTGAAATTCGAAGATTCTTCTCCATCAATAAAGGTGAACGAAGAGAGTGTGGCAAAGTTAAAAAATAATTTTCTATAATATGATCTTCAGTACAATGGGTAAGATTCGATTGATGAGCTAACATAGCAACATTTCGATATCTCTTAACTGTCTTATTAGAATATTCTAAATAAGGATCAGCTGATAAAATATAAATAATTACTATCTTCTTATATGGAAGCGTATTAGATATATGTTCGGCAATCAAATGTATAAGTTTACCTAACACTTCTCGTTTAATGAAAGCTGTACCCAAATTTTCGGTAAAGAAATTAGCAATACTAAAAAGTCCATAACTATAAACAAAATCAGTAAATTTATCAGGATGGTCAAGCAAATGATAACCGTAAAGGAAAAACATGTGCATGAGATTAAGTCCAGGAACATCTTCATCAGATAAGCCAAAGGCTCGACATCGAGTAAAATGATCCCTAATATCCTTAGCAGAACGAATAGTACCAATATCATTAATATATTCATTAAATCCTTTTCTAGCATTCATCGCTAATTCATAATATCCAGAATTAGAAGGAGTACGTTGGGACTCTGATCTCAAACCAGGGATATCTAAAAATTCTGGTTCTATAGGTTCACTAAATGATTTAGAAAAGATAAGAAGTTCCTCGGGAGGATCTAATTCAGGAATGGAATCATGAAGAGAATCTGATGGGACATAAAAATCTGTATGATATTTAAAGTCTCGCAAATCATTCATGAGATCAAGTGAAACGGATATAGAATTATCAGGGTATCGTTGGTGTAAAAGATAAATAACACCATCCCAATACTTTAATTCAGATTCACCTGAATGTCCATGAAAATACATTGCCCAATACAAAGGCCAATCAATATTCTTTAATAAATAATCATATAGGATACTATGGTAACGTGATCCATCATAATCACCCTTATATGAATCATTTATATGAAATGCTGGTGCAATTTCAGATTGATTAACATAAATTGGTGTATCATCAGGAGAATCATTCATGTGGAATGCAGGTGAAATATCAGATTGATTATCATGAATTAATGTATTATCAGAAAAATCATCAAAAAATCCGTTAAAATGGGAAATAAAAGAATTCTGTTCTGCCATATGATTTAAATAATCATTGACAAAAATAGAAATTGCTTCTTCCCTAGATATTTTGAGACCTTGGTCGAACAATGGATTTACAGTATTATCACCAAAAGCAACAGTATTACGTCGATTAGCAGAAATATATTGATTAATAATAACTTCTTGATGATTAATAAGTTGAACACAACCTTTAATTCTCCTCTGAATAGCTTGAGGACAATACATAAATCTTCCAACTTCAGAATAATCACGACTAAAGTCAATATTAGAAGTCAAAATCACTAATTTAGGTTTAATATACACTTTGCCTTTCAATTCACAATTCGGATTGAGTGCCGTCTTCTGGACATTATTGACAAAATCTATAACTTTCCTCCAAGGATTCTTGGTATCAAGGCAATCAGGTTTTGAAGCAGCAATATCATCAAATAAAACTACTTTATGGGATGTACGAAATTCTGATTGAAAATCATCTGTTTCATTCAATGTAACCATATCATGAGACGAAAAAGTACCACAATCTGCTTTCATAATAGCTTGCGCTAATTGAATTGCAAAAGATGATTTGCCTACTCCGGGAGGACCATAAAGCATAATACAATATGGTTGTGCCCTAAGAGAACCCGTTGATACATCAGTTTGCATATCAACAATAGCATTATCTAAACGAGCCGCGATGGTTGATTCACGGGAAGTATAAATAATACGAAAGAAATGTCTATAATTAATCAATCGAGATAATAATTTCTCCCTTGAATAATAAGGATCCTCAGATCCAATTTTAGACATGGTGACTCGGGCTAAGTCACTCTCTATTTTTCCTGTCTGCATCAATGTTTGTTTGCAGAACTCATAAGTTCCAATAAGAAGGGCCCCACCAGCGGCTACAGCCGTGGCGTTCCTCCTAAATATAGATAAGCATCTCTGCATTAATTTTAAATTTAGATTAGTAATACATAATTTATTTAATGTATATATATAGGTGTATTAAACTATAACATACAGAGCTTCAATTTGTTCGGGGTATCAACTCCCCTGTAGTAAATACTACTATCTGACAGGCAGATTCAAGTCAATTGAGTTTTCTCTACTTTCTGGTGCGGCTGAAGAACCGATTCAGAAGGCAAGTAACTACCTCAATTGGGTATTTTTAGCGATACAACTATATTTCCTACAGCAGCCAGGACAAAGGGCCTGGTCCTTAATACATAATTAATATAATATTAATTTACATTAACGTATAATTTACATTTAAATAAGAATTCCTATTTAATTTACATTTACATATAAGTTACGTTTAGGTAACAATTTACATCAAATCTTCGGATGGAGGGTGGTATGCATCAATTAACATACTTCTCATCCTAACCGAAGATACAGGTTGAATAGTATTCCAAGGTAAGCAAAAGCGTTCATCTCCAGATTGTGAAGCGTGAATAATTCTCTCACATTTAGCACAGAATTCTTCATAAAATTCTTCACCATGCAAATAAGCTTCACGAGCTTGAGAATCAAAATTGGCTTGAAATTGCTCAGGGAAATTTAAAGGGGTATTCTTAGATTTAGTCCACCAATAAAACTTCTTACTCAAAGATTCTACTTCTAAAGGTGCAACAACTGCATCTAATTGAGGATGGTAACGAAAAGATCTCTTTAAAAAAGATACTTCATCAATAGTCTGAAAAGGAACTGAATCAGCATCCTTATCAGCCATCGTATACTTAATACCCCAACTCGCGAACACAGCTTGTATAGCTGTATGATTGAATTCAGGAATAGAATCATCGACTCCCATCGCATTATCATCTCCATAATCAGCCAATCTAACAAAAGACCGGAAATTAGGATTCTTGATCTCAGGATATTTTTCATCCATAATAGTGAAAAATGCCATGCGACACAAAATCGAATTAACTATAGAATTCATTTCAACAGTTAAAGGTTGGCCAGAAGGTTGACCACTGCAAAATTGCAATAAATGGCCTTCCCAAATCATAGCTGGACTAACAACTGAAGATAAGAAACCTCTCAAATATTCAATATCAGAAGAACTAGCACCATTCTCACGATAAATTTGTAAGATAATAGCAGCTGATTTCTCTAATAAAGCTTTAGGAAGTTGAGTATCATAACCAGAAAAATCACCACAAACAAATTTGGTGTTATCTCCGCCTTTAGATAAATACTGATGTAATTCAGACCATTCGGTAGATTGGGCTGCTACACCAACATAACATTCAGAAACATCCTTCTCACGAAGGACGTGCTTTAAGGGAATGATTGCTCTAGTAGCGGCAATAAAAAATGCCATATCATTTCCATAAACAGAACGAGTTTTAGTTCTAGCTTTCTCTAAAGGTAATACTTCATTAGTTTTAGAAGCTCGTACAAAGGGATCAAAAGTCCCTTGTCCCGAGCGCCAAGAATGTTCTAATTTAAGTATATCGTTTTCAACAATGCTGTCAAGTTGGCGAGGAACTATGGGTTCTGAAGTAAGAGGATCTAATTTAAGATACTTAGTCTTCTTTCCTCCATAACAAACTCCAGATGAAGTTTGATTATTCATACCTCGAATAATTCCAGTCTGATCACCGTCAAGAGCCTGGTTTAAACTCCTAACTGAAAAGAATCCAGGAGATTCTTTTTCAAAGTTAGCAGCAATACCAGAAACGGAGCGACCATCATCAGTCAAACCGTACAAATAATCATTGACAGCACGATCCATTAAACTAATAGGTACATCAGTTTTAGGCTCGTTAAATTTCATCAAAGTAGTATTAATTTGCTCAGCCCCATTACAAAATTTAGGGGGACGGGAAGATAATTCACCAAATTCGGCTTCAATCTGGGTATTTCCATTACGGAAATAATAGTCTTCAGCTCTCGGTCTATATAACGAATTACTAGCATCAACTACTATTCCTAAAGATAGAATAGGAGTGGTGTCGACTCCTAAAGAGTCATTGACATATGATGTAGATTCATCAATAATAGATAATTCTTTCAAATTATTCTTAAAAATAGGCTCAGAAGGGTGAGATGCTACGAAAACAGATGATTCCTGCTTAAGGATATCATTAGCTCTACTAACAGTAGATTTATCAATAGCAAGACAATAAAATACATTAGAGCCTGTTCCGGCAATATGAATACCAATAATAGAATTATTGCAAATTAAAGGTTGACCACAGTCACCCTCAGATGAACAATGATTCAATGCTTCACACTCATATACTTGCTGGATTTGGTGACCCTGTGCAGTTGTATAACGTACAGGTTTATGTAATAATCGAGCTCTAACAGGAATAATTGAAAACTCACCAGTAATTCTATCCTTATGAATATAATTACAAGCAGCAGAAGCAGGAATAGTCCCTTCTTCAGCTAAATACTTGTGAAAATCTTTCACAGGAGGAGCATTGGGAAGATGAACTAATGCAGCATCTAATTCTTTAGTCTTAAGTAACCCCTGTTTCTTCAAAATAGAAACATGAGTTTGGGGTAAATCGACATTTTTATAACCAGAGCATTTATTATGCGAAGGTTCTACAAAAATATCCATTACTCCCTTAGACGGTAAAGCATGAGATGGGATCAGACGTTCTGACCCAAATGGTAAACATTTAACTTGATTAACCACACCATCAGAATTTGTAATAGAAACGCTTGAAATCCCTTTTCCAACTTCATTCAACATTTGTTCTCTCGTCATAGTACGTGCTTGGTGTGCAGGACGGGGACGGGTAATATAATGTCCAATAGTATCAGAATTGGTCTTTTCCTTTGAAGGAGAAAAATCAACAATCAACTCCTCATCAACTTCTTTAGGGGAAGTTTCAGTAGGAGAATCGTCAATTATAGCATTCTCTGATTTAAGTACAACTGTTGACATTACAGATAATGAAGAAAATAGTGTAGTTAAAGTTAAAGCTCCAACAAGGAATGTAATTCCGTAAACGGAATACCTCAATTTATAAAAGTTAGCAATGAAAGTACCATTTCTAAGATTTCTTTCGAATTGTCGATGACGTTCGGTTCGTACATGCCACCATTCATAAAATATGATGGATGAAACAAGTAATAACGGACCAAATAAAACAAAATTGGAAATAATAAAAAGAATGGCTAAACACCAACAATTATCCCAATACAGCCTTGCTCGTTCTAAGAAATAAAAAGAAATATTCTTGTAAAAAATGTAAAGAGATAATTTAGCTGCTAATTTGGAAGAAAAATCCAACATACAAGCATCTAATGAATAAAACATCTGTAAAGCTGAAGCTTTTGGTTGCATATAAAACAATGTGGAAAATCTCTCACGAGAGAAATTCAACGATTCAGCATGAAGATTGCAAATACAAACATCAAAAGGTAATTTACAAGTGCAACAATTATTATCATTAGACTTGGACTTAGCATGTCTTTCGACATTCTTAGACCATTGATTATCTAATAACTTTTGTAATTGGAGAATAGCGTCACGCCATTCGTTGTTTCCTTCATGCCTATCAAAAGGAATATCCTCATAATCTACAGAATCTGTCCCATAAGTATCAGTTGATACCTTAAGAGGACGCATGATTTTTACCTCATAAACATCGGTATTAAAATTCTCATCACTTACAGAAGGGTGATTCAAATCTAACATATCGGTGCCTTCACGACGGAAAGGTTCAGCAATTCCTAAATGAATTACATAGCCCATACGACGTAATAAACTATCCTTACTTGCAGTCTTGAAACAACGAATACCCAAATTTACATCGTTAGTAGTAAATAGAGTTCCAATATTACAAAACTTATGCTTACCTTTTTGGTCAGCATTAGCTTTAGGAATAACTTCTTTTGAAGTATTAACAATATCTAAAACGTCCTTAGTTTGGAGAGTTCTAGATTGATCGTTAGCAAAATCGTCTGAAATAATAACATCAGTGCTACTGGTAATATTTTCTTCAAATTTAGGATCGCCTCCTCTATTATTAATCAAACTTTCGTCTGGCACTCGCTTAGCAATTGCTTGCATCATGAGACCAATCTTAGTAGAAGCTGAAGATTTGCCACAACCAGCTGATCCTACTAAAGTAACAGCCATAGGCTGAGGTTTAGTATTATCAGGGTTTAAACGCGTCTCAACAGTTCGGATATACCCATCAATAGTGGATAAATATCTAGCTAAAGCTTGACGTATAGAAGGTGTAGGATTTTTATTTAATTCAGTTTCTCCTTTTTCGCGTAATTTATTGAGCCGATCACGCAATAATTGTAGTGTCAAATTATGAACCTCTAAATATAAAGGATCATCCAAATAAGAATTCATAATTCCAGAAAGTTCGACAAATTTAGATTCAAAGACTTGGTCAGCAGGAAGTTCCCACTTAATCTTATCAAATTGAAGTTTCATCAAAGCTTCGGCATTAATAAAAATCCAATCATAAATTCGTGCTAAAAAATATGAAATATTCTCGGCATGTTGGCGAACTTCTGATCCAATTTTAAAAATACCATTAGATAATTCAGTGATGAGTTTAGTAATATCACCGTCTGAAAATGATTTATCTACAAAGGATTTGAGGCACAATACCGAAGTTAACACGCCCGAACAGGCATGTACAATTCCGAATAAAGTACGAGGATTAGTTACGTTAAGATCGGACCAAAAAGATTTAATGGTTTTCTCAGCAGATTCTGAGTGAATAAAATATTTCTTAAGGTCACGGAAAAAGACACTCACAACGTGGTGAATGTGTTTGGAAGCTGATTTTACGCTATCAAGTTCGAAAAGTGATAAGCATAAGGAAGCAAATCCTATTGAAATATCAGTCCAGCTAATTGAATTCTTAGTACCAATATAAAAATTGATAACATGAATAAAAGCTGAACCGATATCTACATATGAATCTTTACTAACTTTATATAAGTCATTAACTAATTTAAGTAGTAAATTTAATGTAGAAATGGTTTGATTCTTCAAAAAAAAG